AACTTCTTCTGTGGTGATGCCGACCTTATCGATTACGTACAGCAGACTGTCGGTCTTGCGGCTATCGGAAAGGTGTTCCAAGAAGCTCTCATCATCGCATATGGTGAGGGCTGTAACGGTAAGTCCACCTTCTGGAACGCAATCTCCAAGGTTCTCGGCTCGTACAGTGGCTCCATCTCCGCCGATGCTCTTACCGTCGGATGCAAACGCAATGTAAAACCCGAAATGGCAGAGCTCAAAGGTAAACGCCTCGTAATTGCCGCCGAGCTTGAGGAAGGTATGCGCCTTAATACCTCTATCGTAAAACAGCTCTGCTCGACTGATGAAATATCGGCTGAGAAGAAGTATAAGGACCCCTTCAAGTACGAACCCACCCATTCTCTCGTCTTATATACCAACCACCTACCGAGGGTTGGTGCGAATGATGACGGAACTTGGAGACGACTTATCATTATCCCCTTCAACGCAAAAATAAAACGCAACAGTGACATCAAAAACTACGCAGACTATCTCGTCAAGCATGCGGGTGGCGCTATCCTTGCATGGATTATCGAGGGGGCGAAAAAGGCTATCGCAAACAACTGCAAGCTCTCCCCTCCCAAGGTCGTGCTTGATGCCATCGAGCAGTATCGCAACAACAACGACTGGCTCTCCATCTTTATCGAGGATTGCTGCGAGGTTGACCGTACCTTTACCCAAAAGTCCGGTGAGCTTTACCAGGAGTACCGTGCCTACTGCTCTCGCAACGGTGAGTATGCGCGTAGTACCACAGACTTTTATTCCGCAATCGACACCGCAGGCTTTACGCGCCATAAAACAAAGAAGGGTGCGTTCGTTTACGGACTGCGTTTGAAGTCGGATTTTCTGGAGTAAATGAGGGGGTGGTGATGGTCGGGAACAGTCATTTCCTAAAACCCCCTTTAGGGCTGATTTTTTGGTAAAAATTGCCTTATAGAAAAGTTTACGTAATGACTATAACAGACCGTCACCCTTCCAAGAAAGGAGCACTATGAAAGAAAAGAAAATCGAGCAAAAATTAGCCTTGATGGTGAAGCGCCGGGGTGGCATCTGTCCAAAGTTCGTAAGTCCCGGTTTTGACGGAATGCCCGACCGCATCGTTATGTTCCCTGATGGTCGTATCGGCTTCGTGGAAGTTAAGGCACCAAATAAACACCCTCGCCCACTGCAAGAAAGCAGACACCGATTACTGCGCTCTCTTGGCTTCAAGGTTTATGTCCTTGATGGTGAGGACCAGATAGGAGGTATCCTTGATGAAATACAATCCGCATAATTATCAAAGTTACGCCATCGAGTACATAAAGACGCACCCGATTGCAAGCATATTCCTTGATATGGGACTTGGCAAGACAAGCATTACACTTACCGCTATAAATGACCTACTCTTTGATAGCTTTGAAGTACATAAGGTTCTCGTAATCGCACCCCTGCGTGTAGCAAGAGACACGTGGACTGCAGAAGTTGAAAAGTGGGATCACTTAAAAAACCTTCGTTGCTCTGTCGCAGTTGGCACAGAGGCACAAAGGAAAGCTGCACTGATGCGACAGGCTGATGTGTATATCATAAACCGCGAGAACATCGGCTGGCTGATTGAGGAAAGTTCTCTCCCCTTCGACTTCGATATGGTTGTCATTGATGAGCTTTCTTCCTTTAAGAACCATAATACAAAACGCTTCAAGTCCCTTCTCAAAGTGCGAGCAAAGATTAATCGCATTGTGGGTCTTACGGGCACACCAGCCTCAAATGGTCTTATGGACTTGTGGGCTGAGTTCCGAGTTCTCGATATGGGAGAACGCCTCGGACGGTTTATTACCAAATATCGCACCGACTACTTTATGCCGGACAAACGAAACGGGCAAATCATCTACAGCTACAAGCCTCTCCCCTTTGCTGAAGATGCTATATATAAAAAAATCGAGGATATCACGATATCGATGAAATCCACCGACCACTTAAAAATGCCTGAGCTTATATCGAGCGAATATCTCGTGAATCTTTCGGATGAGGAGCAGATGCATTATGACGAACTTAGAAAAGACCTGGTTCTTTCCATAGGAGATGGAGAGATAAGTGCATCAAATGCAGCATCCCTCTCGAACAAGCTTTCACAGATGGCAAATGGCGCTATTTATGACGATGACGGAAACACACACTACATTCACGACCGAAAGCTTGATGCACTTGAGGACATTATCGAAGCATCCAATGGTAAACCCATTCTTGTGGCGTATTGGTTCAAGCACGATCTTGCCAGAATTACCGAGAGGCTTGAAAAGTTGCATATCCCCTTCTCCCGCCTTGACGATTCCGTGAGTATCCGCAGATGGAACAATGGTGAAATCCCCGTAGCCCTCATCCACCCCGCTTCTGCCGGACACGGACTTAATCTCCAAAGCGGTGGCTCTACCCTTGTATGGTTTGGCCTTACCTGGAGTCTTGAACTCTACCAACAGACCGTGGCGCGTTTGTGGAGACAAGGACAAACCTCTAAAACCGTGGTTGTGCAGCACATCGTGGCACAAGGCACTATAGACAACCGCATAATCAAGGCCCTTTCCCAAAAGGAGCATACACAAACCGCACTTATTGATGCGGTAAAAGCAAATCTGCAAATCTAAGACAATCCGTGCCAATCCGAGGAAAATAAAAAAGTCGGAGGTACAAAATATGACACCTTATGAAAATCTCGCAAATGCAATTGTGATGGAGGCTGTTAAGGATTATCGCAAAGCACTAAAAGCCTTACGCATAAACCGAAAAAACAAAGATGCACTTGCGATGGCTATGGAATGCGAAGAGTTCTTCCGTTCCTCTTGGTACAGAACCCTCACTTCCATTGATGGTGAGTACCTTATAGATAAATTGCGTGCGGAGGTGGCTTAATGGAAGCAAAAGAATTCTTGAATCAAGCCTTTCTCCTAGACCAACGCATACGCGCAAAGTCCGAGCAAATACAATCCCTAAATGAGCTTGCTACCAGTTGCACTGCTACACTGACGGGAATGCCGAGAAATCCAAATCGCGGTGGTTCACGTATGGCGGATGCTGTATGCAAGATGATAGACCTTGAAAACGAGATAGCTCGTGATATGGATAGGCTTATCGAAGTAAAACAACAAATCGTAGCGGTTATAAATGCTGTTGATGACGTGGTTCTCCGTACCCTTCTTGAAAAGCGTTACCTATGCGGTGCCACTTGGGAGGAGATTTCCGTTGACCTATGTTTCAACAGACGATGGACTTTCCGCTTACACGATAAAGCACTTGAGGCAGTACAAAAAATTCTCGACAAAAATTAAAAGAAGCCACTAAAAGCCACTATAATGCACTGTTGACTTATGATATAATTATAATGGCAAACGAGAATATGAAACGGCCTCATAGGATTTATTTCCTGTGGGGCTTTTTATATGCAGTTGAAAGGAGGTAGCCATATGCCGACAAGACCCAAGAAACCGTGTGGTTACCCAGGTTGTCCGAAGCTGACACACGCTCGTTATTGCGAGGAACACACCAGGGTGATGAACACTCAATATAACAAATACGAACGTCCTTATGACAGTAACGAGCGTTACGGCTCCGCTTGGAGAAAAATCAGAAACAGATACATAAAGGTGCACCCCCTCTGTGAGGAGTGTCTAAAGGCAGAACGATTGACCCCGGCACAAGAAGTACACCACATCCTTCCGTTAGGTCACGGTGGAACGAATGATGACTCGAACTTGATGTCTCTTTGCAAGCCTTGTCACTCACGTATTACAGCAGAGTCAGGAGACAGATGGCACAACAAGTGATGCCCTAGGGCGGTCAAAATCTCCGGGACCTAAATCAAGGACAGCGGGCTGGGGCTGGCACGCGCATTTTTCCCTATTCAAACGGGGTATTAACCATCAAGGTCCCGCGAAAGCAAATTTTTAATTCAAAAAGGAGCGTGAGAATATGGCTAAAGACGGTACAAACCGAGGTGGAGCGCGCCCCGGAACCGGGCCAAAAAAGAAGGCGCTCGTAGATAAAATCAATGAAGGCAAAATCGAAGGCGCTATGATACTTCCCGACCCCGTTGAATTTGAAGGCGCAGATGTTCCTCCCATAAAGGAATACCTCAAAGCAAAGCAGAAAAACGGTAAGAATTTATGCGCCGAAGATGTCTTCGTTAACACTTACAAATGGCTCAAAGCGCGTGGATGCGAAAAGCTCGTAAACACCCAGCTTATAGAGCAATATGCGATGTCTGTCTCTCGTTGGATACAGTGCGAGGAAGCTATCTCGGAGTTCGGCTTCTTAGCAAAGCATCCGACCACAGGCAATGCCATCGCAAGTCCCTACGTGGCTATGAGCCGCGACTATATGAAACAAGTGAATGCCACTTGGTTCTCAATTTTCCAAATCGTCAAAGAAAACTGCTCTGTAGAGTTTGAGGGTTCTACTCCTCACGATGACGTGATGGAAAGACTACTTCGAACACGAAAAGGAGTTTAACTATGTTTGAGAAAGTGAATCCGCGCCACCCGGACAAGGTGGCTGACCGTATTGCCGGAGCTTTAGTTGATCTGGCATATCGTTTTGAAACAAACCCACGCATCGCAGTTGAGGTGCTCATCGGTCACGGTGTCTGTCATATTATCGCAGAGACCTCCGTTTCGATTCCCCTCGCTGATGTAAAGGCTGCAGTTCACCGCATCGCAGGAAACCTTGAGGTCGACTATGCAGAATTTGCTCAAGACAAGCATCTCTCCCGTAACCAGAGTGAACGCATTCGCTGTGGTGATAACGGAATCTTTAAGGGTGTTCCCCTTACCGCAGAGCAAAAGGAGCTCTCCGCTATCGCGCGTGAGATTTTCAAGGCTCATCCCTATGATGGCAAATACATCCTTAATGGTGGCAGACTCATTATCTGTCAAAGCAATGCGACTACTGATGCGCTCCGCACTGCGTATCCCGATGCAGAGATTAATCCTCTCGGTGATTGGACGGGCGGCACTGACGTAGATAGCGGTGCTACCAACCGAAAGCTCGGCTCGGATATGGCAGACAGCGTCACTGGCGGCGGTCTTCATGGAAAAGACCTCTCCAAAGCTGATGTCAGCGTTAACATCTATGCTTGGCTGAAGGCACAGGAAACGGGCAAGGCTGTAGAGCTTTGTTGCGCTATCGGTGATGAGACCGTAGGCGGTGTTCCTTACGAGGAAATCGTAGCAACGGCAAGAGAGTTTATTCACAAGCTTGGAGGCTTTGAAAGGTTCGCTGAA